ATTTTATTGAAATCTTTTTTAATTTTTTAACTATCCATTTATAAGACCAAGGTTGTAAACGTAGTGTAGTTCCCTGCCAATAATGAGTTTGATTCGGTAATAATTTAAATACATTCTTAACATTAACTTTCTTTTGTTCTTCAGCATTTAATAAACCTTTAAGCCACTCAACCATAATATGTTTAGCTTTGTTTCTTATCCTACTCATTTGTTTAGTATTCATTTCTAGCTTTTCTTTTTACAATATATGTTAATAATTTATCTGATTTTGAAAATTGCTCTAACCTATTATCAGCAAGATGTTTAAATCCTGGTCGTTTTCTGTTACGACAAAACTTATCTCGTTCATTAGCTTGTCTTTGTCTTCGGTCTAAACCTAAAAAAACTTTATCATTCCACATCCACTTATCCCACAATGTATAATGAACATTATTTGTGTCTAACCATTTTGCAAATCTTTTCATAGTATTTATTTTTAATAAATTAATTTTCATTATTCTGTATCCATCATAGGAGCATTAACAATAGGTTCTAATTCATCCTGTAATTTTTCAGATATTGTTTGAGAACCATTACTACTCATATTATAAAAAGTATATTTAACAGTTAGTTCATCTCCTCCTGCAATATCTTTTATAGTAACTAAATTATATTTAATATAATTATCAGTATGTAATTTTGTTTTAACACAATTAGGGTCATCTGAATGATTTACAAATCCACCTAAAGGTGTACGAATTAATTCATCCTTTATCTTAATATGAGATGTTCCAAGATTTGTACCCTGTTTTAAAAAAAATAAAGTAAACAAACCAAATCCCTGTATCTTACTCTTCTCAATTCTAAGTCCTTCAGGTAATGGTTTATACAGCTTTTCTTTTTCCATAAGTTTTTAATTCCTCTGAAAAGTTTGGAGTTATCTCTTCAACATTCGGTTGTCTATTTACTTCAGCTAAATAAACATATCTATTAGAATATTTAAATACTCTTAATCCTTTTCCATCATTAGCATCTTTATAACATTCCCATTTATGTGCACAAAACTGACAACCAATAGGTAAAGATTTATTTCCACCTTTAGTTTCAGATAATTGATAACACCTATCAGGTGGTGAATTTCTTTTTAATGTATCTTGTAAAGTTTTAATTAAAGTTGGAACATTAGGTTTAGCTAACTCATCAGGTTTATAGAAACAAACATCTCCAGTTGATTTATCCATAACCAAGAAGCCACCTTTGTTAGTCTTCATACCTGTTTCATATCCTGATAGCTGGGCATGATAACCAAATGGGTCATCTCCAACTAACTCACCTGTTTTAAATTTCTTAAAACTAAATGTTGAAGCTGACTTAACATCACATACTTCACCATCTACTGTCGCATCTATATGTCCTTTAATATTATCTATCTCTACTTTCTTTTGTTGGTCTGCTACTTTATGTCCAGTTAATTCTGCTAGATATAATAATAAATGTTCTAATATATGTCCATATAAAAATTTAATATTTAAACTAGCATCATAATCTTTAGTTTTCTTTGGACTAAATCTATCATACCATAATTGTCTAGGTGGTTTACCTAGCACAGACATTCTTAACTTCCCATCTTTTTCTCTAATAGGATTGTTCCATGAATTAAAAGCTTCCTTAATATTACTAAGGAACTTATCCATGTTCTCTTCTGTTACGTTAGCAGGTTTACCATTTGATATACCAGCTACTAATTTTTTAATATCAGTTGCTATTGTATCAATGCGTTTCTGCCCAGTTGTTTCCGATTTTATATTTTCCATCTAACGGACACCTTATTTTTAATTCCTTTCCTGCATCTATAATTGCCTGTACTCCAAGCTTTCCAAATTCTTCGGCTCGGCTTTCTTCCACTTCATATTGGAATTCATCATGTACATTTACAATTGGAAATGCTTTTATTTGATTCTTTATAACATAATCCTCTACCCTTGTCAACGCTTTCTTCATAACACACGCACCAGCACCCTGTAATAGCGTGTTTAACGCAGCGTGAGGGTGTCTTATGAGGATTTTTCTTTGGTCGAGACCTCTGAGCCATCTTTTTTTAGCCACTCCATCCACTCTTTCTCGTAGTCGTTTAAAACTTGGTGTAGCTCTAAGAAATTTTTCTTTAACTCTTTCTCCATCTCCTTCAGACCTTTTGATGATACTTCCGATTTTTTTTGAACCTGCTCCATAAATGAGTGCGTAAATAAATGTCTTCGCCTCATCTCTTGACCCCAAACCAGCATTAATTTGATTTGTTGTGTGTATATCTCCATTAATGATTTCATTTGTATATCCTTTATCGTTCATGTAATGTGCTAACATCCTCAACTCAAGTCCTGAAGCATCAACACCTACTAATTTATAACCTTTATTTACTATCCATAATGCCCTACATTCTTTTCCATAAGGTGAGTACACAGCAGGAACCTGTGCCATATTGGGCGATTGATGGCTCATTCTTCCTGTAACTGTACCATTGGTAATTACTTTGCCATGTACTCTACCATCTTCTCTAATAGCTTCAATCCAAGAACTGACTTGAGCAATTCTTTTCTGAAGAGTGAGAAATTTTTTTATAAGTTCAGCTTCAGGAATATTTTTAATCTCCGATAAAACTTTTTCATCAACTATTGTATGTCCTTTATCTGTTTTCTTTTTAGGTTTCCATCCCAGTAATACTAATCGTTCAGCTATTTGTTGACGTGAACCTAAATTAAATTCTTTATATTTAACCTTTGTAAAAGGAACTCCCTTTACATATCCTCTCGTTTTATTATTAGACTTAGGAATAAATTCTGTTTCTACTTTTAATGGAGGAAAAGTTTTTCTTACAATTAATTGTAGGTTATTCATATCTTCCTGAAACTTTGCCTGTAACATATGAGCACCTACAACATCTATTAAAAATCCTTTTTGATGTTGTCGTTGTATAATCTTTGCAACCTCATGCTCCAATGGAATAGACTCTCCAAAGTCTGTCATTTTTTTACAAAGAAAGTTATATAATTTTTCTGTTAAATTAACATCATTCCTACAATACTTTAACATCTCTTCACTAAATTTATCAAAGATATCAAACTCTGTTTTTTTATGATAGAGTTTTTCACCCCAATTTTTTAATGAATGACCACCTTCTATCATAGGATTAAGTAGTCTAGATAAAACTAATGTATCAGTTACTTTACAATTTTTAAATAAATCATAACCAAAGTATTTATTTAAAACTGGAATATCAAATCCAATTATATTATGTCCTATAATTTCTTTAGTTTTTTTTATAAACTCTTCAAACCTATTTAGTCTATCTTCTTTAAATTGATAGTAAGTATTATTATGTTTACAAATGATACACCAAATTTTATCGGCAGTAATAGTTGTTTCAATATCAAATATTACTTTATCAAAAATCACTTGATGTTACCTCTGCTAATCTACCAGTATCCATATCATATTTTAAATCACAACATGGTCCAGTAATACCTGAGAATCTATTCTTTAATACTCTAACCCTTGTAGTATGTCGGATTTCAGGGTCATCATTCTGTGCATCTCTCTCAAGTCCAATAACCATATCACTTAACTGACCTATAGAAGCACTCCCTCTTAGCTGTGAGAGAGACGTAGAGGCACCTTCCTCATGTCCCTTGCCATCAGGTCTCCTTAAATGTGATACTACTATCATACCAACCCCAGTCTCTTGTACAAGAGTTCTAAGTCTAGTCATGATTTCATCCAATGCTCTTCTCTCATCTCCATGAGACTGGTCTGATACTATTATACTAACATGGTCTATAATAATATATTTACAATCTAAACCTTTTGCTAAATACCTAACTCTAGAAATTATATTATCAATAGAGTTTGAACCAAAATGGTCAAACATAAATATCCTACCAGTACCCACAGTAGCATCAAAATATTTTCTTAATTCTTCTTTACCAATATGAACATCAGGTAAATGTAATCTTTGATTTGCTTCAATACTCATTATCCCTTTAGAAGTTATTACTGGAGTTTCTTCCAACATTAATAAACCAAGTTTCTCTTCTGTTTGTTTTAATAAATGATGGATTAATTCTCTAACTACTTGAGTCTTACCTAACCCACTACCTGCAGTAAAGGTAACTAATTCAGAAGTTCGTAAACCATAAGTCATTTTATTTAATCCTTCAAAAGGATACTGAACAAATGATTGTACAGCAGGTTTACTTATCTCATCAAATAAAGTATTGGCATTAATAATACCATCAGGAGCAAATCGTTTTGCATCCCAAAATGCTTTAGTATAAATCTGTATCTTATTTTTAATTAAACAATCCGAAGCATCTTTAAATTCTTCAGGGAGAGACATAATTTTACATTTCCCAGGAGAAAATAATTCAGCTACTCTAAACGCACCCTCTTTACCTTGCTCATCATTATCAAAATTAATTATAATATTTTCAAATTGTTCTAAGTATTCAAGACTACTCTTAATATCTTTAACTGCAGAAGCTACACCATGTTTAATACTTACAACTGGAGTAGTGTACTTACCTTTATCAAACATTTGATATGCTGATAAACAATCTAACTCACCTTCAGTTATTATTATAAATTTATTTTTAGAGAATAAATGTTCACCAAATAATCCTGCTTGACTTGTATTACCATCTAAACTAAATTCTTTTAATTTTGTATACCTTGTCTTGGTTGCAATTTTTGCACCTTGTCTATCGTGATAAGGATAATAATGGTTTATTATACTACCCATACTATCTAACTTAACAGTAACCCCATATTTTCTACAAGTATTTTCTGAAAGATTTCTGTCTACTATTTCTACAAAATCTGATTGAGTTGTAGAAGTATTCATTTTATATTTTTGTTTACCATTTGTTATCGGTTGTGTTTCCATATCATATTCTTTTATAAATTGCATACACGAAAAACAATAAGCCGAACTATCTGCATTAACAGATACTGCATCACTACTCTTACATAATGGACAAGGTAAGTGATACTTTACAAAGCCAGTTTTAGTTTGTTCCATGGTCGCCCTCATAATTAGTTTTCAAAAAAAAAGGAGAGCTGACTTACCACAAGCCAACTCTCCTCTAGGAGGTAGAAAATAGGAGTCATCTACTATGACTATTAATGTTGTATCAAAAATCTTCTTTGATGTCAACACCATTAGAAGATTTTTCTATATTAAAATCTTCCCTAGGAGTATATTCCACTAAGTCGAGTACCTGTACAGCTTGTAAATCTAAACCTTTGCCCTTCTTACCTTTAAAATTCCAGTCATAAGATTTATACATTACTTTTACTTTACTGCCATTACCAACTATTTTTTCAATAGGATTCTTTTCACCATCCACTAATTGTGGTTGTTGATTTTTGTCTCCATTTGCTTTTGAAACTTTTCGTTTAAATCTGATAATATTATTTACTACTTTATCATCAGCTTTAGTTTCACCAACTGAGAAACCTTTAGTTTTAAAATCTTGTGCAGTTGTATCATCTACTGCCAAATCAATTCTCCACATAGGTTCAAACTTTTCGTTTGGTCTTATTAGAGAAGCCCAGTAAGCTGTACCTTCAATTATTGCCATATGTTTTTTTCCTTTTTATTAATTGTTTATTATCTTGTATCATAATTATTCTTCCTTGTCAACGTCATCCTCATCTTTTTTTTCTAAAACTTGGTCTATCTTAGCATGGATTATCCTCTTAAAAGTGGCGTTTTTCCTAGCTTTTTCGTCTAAGTCCTTAATTTTTTTTCCCATAGTATGAACATCTGCGTTAGCTTGTTCAACCTGAATAAGTAATTGTTTTATTTTAGAATCTTTTTGAGAAACTAATTGAATTGCATCATCTTTTTCTTTAGTTAAATCTGCAATAGTATTTTTATATTCTCTAATTAAATCTCGTTCACTCATATTTTATTGACACGCCTCACACACTTCTATGCAATCACAATTAGTACAAGCACATACACCATATAAATCAGAATGCTCTTTAACATTACAATGACAAATACAATTACAATTTTTACATTTACTCATTAGCTTTACTTACACCAATGGCTATACTTTTTACTCATTTTATTTTTATTTAGATTATATTGCTACGATTGCAATTACAATAACAATTGC